ATAGATTTACCACGAATCCAATCGGTAGCAAGGGAAGAAGCAGCAATAGCAGAACCACAACCAAAAGTTTTAAACTTTGCATCCTCAATTGTTCCATCTTCATCTACCTTTATTTGAAGTTTCATAACATCACCACATTCAGGCGCACCAACAAGACCAGTACCAATGTCATCACCAGTGGAATTAAAACTACCAACATTTTTGGGTCTTTCATAATGTTCTAATACCTTTTCTGAATAGGCCATTAATCTTCATCCCATTGCAACAATTCTTGTTTACCTTGTTCTGCAAGATATTCTCTATTCTTCCAATGTTCGTCTTTAACATCATCTTTGTTCTGTCCAGTATATCCTACTGCATAACCATTCTCACACATCCATTTGTTTACGTTTGTCCATCCACCAAAATCGTGTCCATCTTCAGTACAATTGATCCAGATTTCTCCCAAAATTCTACCAAATTTTCCTCGACTATCCGCTTCTGGACATCGAACTTGAATTTCAATATCATCCCTATCATCCATGACTGCCCAATGTACCCATGACTTGAGTGCGGCTTTAGACAATTTCCCATATATCTTTTCGTTCTTGTGTCTTGTTCTTGATTCGGGAGTATCGATTCCAAGTAAACGGATTCTTCCACAAAATCTTACATCGAAACCTAAATCGATTACTGCATCAAGTGTATCTCCATCTACTATTTTTTCTATCGCTGTTATATTGTAAATAAATTCACAGGGTTCGTCATTCTTATATTCAGCCACTTCATCCTTTCTCTATATTGCTGCGACCAAATCCTCATCATCGCAACCACATTGGTTATCAATTGTGCATTCACAGGGATCACAAGTACAATTTTCGCATTTGCATTCTTCGTTATTACACATTTTACTTATCCTTTGGTTTATTCATGGACTTTCTACGTTCCACATCTTGTTTACGTTTATCTTTTATCATTCTCTTTGCAAATCGAGCAATAACTGATGCTTTCTTTTTAACTATATCAGAAATTTTTCCACGTTCTCCATAAGACAAATCAGATGTTTTCTTTGTTTTAAGTTTAGGAAAGAATTTTTTAACAACCGCTTTAATTGCAGCTTTACGAGCACGCACTGCTAGTTTTGCTTTGGTAGCGGCACGCTTCATTGAACGTTTTCGTTTCATGATAAACGCTGGTTTTTTCGCTTGGATTTTCATCCGAAGCCCCATTTTTCTTCGTTGTGCAGGATTAAGAACTTCTTGCATTTCTTCTTCCCCATCCCATTCTTCTTTTAATTTCATTTTCATTCCTTTTGCTACTGCATAAAACAGGTTGTGACAATCTTTTTCGGATACTCCAGCAGGAACACCCATTTTAAATGAATCATAATCTCCTGCAACGACTGCGGCCCGCATCTTGGATGCAGACATTCCTTCTGCACCATCTGCATCTGGGTCACGTTCTCCAGCAGAAATTACTTCTATTTGTTTGAAATCATAAAATCCATGTTTGTTCTTTTCCCCATTATATTGATTCAATATTTTTTTAAATTCTTTAACACGGTCACTTCCTACAATCATTACCAATTTAGAATAATGCCCCGTATCATATAATTGAGATGCAACTTCTAATGCAGTTCGTGCATTTGATTTCGCAATATTAGAACGATGTTTTGGAAACATCAATTTCATAAACATCATTTTCTGATCATAACTAAGAGGATTTTTCTTTGCATCCTGTGAATGACTCATGAATACAAAATAATCTCCTTTTTCTTTGGTAGCGGTATTCGCAACTACTTTAACAAGTTTTTCATGGCCGATTGTTGGGGGATTGAATCGACCAAATGTGAATACCGCTGTACTTCCATGAGTTTCTTTGATAAATTGTTCGTAATTTTTACTCATTTTGTCCAGTTCTTTGCGGCCGTGAAGTTTGCTTGAGAAAATTCAAGACGGTCAACCAACTTAACTGCATCTCCCATCTGGTCTATTGCTACAAAACCTTCAGCTGGTGTCACACGATATCCATTGTCTGTCCGTATGAAAGTATCCATAACCCCTTTTGCTTTTTCTAATTTACGAATTATCATGTTCTTCGCATCAGTCAAGAGGTTTTGCATATCAAAAATTATTTTGAGATTTCCTTTGTTAGAAGAAAGGAAACCAATTAGGTCATCTTTGACCTTCTGTTTTGCATCTTTTGCTTTCGGGGTCTTTACACCATCTATGTTTTTCTGCATTTTAACATCAACATATTTAATCAAATCTTGAGAATGTTTAGAAGTATTGGAAATTTTCTGACCTTCTCTGACCTTTGTGTTATTAAATGTTTTTATCAGAAGTACCACATCTTGTCTAGACATTAATTGTTTTGTAAATTGAGAATTAAATTTGTGAAATGTTTTTCCTGCTTGAGACAAAACAGAGGTAATTGAAGTGGTTTCAACTTTATTGAAATTGATTGTTCCAGATGTATCTTTGTAATTTGCATCCGTAAACCATACATCATTTGTCTTTGTTAGACCCTTCACACTAGCACCGAAAGACGCCCGCATGGATTGTAACGTGTCTCCTGAATAAGTGGTATGCCAGACAATACCCATTTTCGATTTTTCAATCTTACTGGCACTTTTCTTTGGTACTGCATACGTGATTGTATTGGGAGTAAAGGTTGTATAAGGAATTCCATCTATAGTCTCTGTTGAAAGATCATCTTGTGTGAATAACATATCTCCTTGTAGGACATCCGTTATTCCTAACTTTGGGAGATACTTGAGTGCAACTTTTAACTTTGCATTGAGTCCTGCCGAAGAATGATTTGCATCTATGTCTGCATCTGTATAATTGACTTTGGGAGTTTTGTTAAACACTCCTTTTGTTCCCACAAAGAACTTATCATTCTCTGGATTAATCCCTGCAAATACCGCAGGAGCGCCATCCCACTTGACAGATACATTAACACTCTTCTTTGCGCTCCCTGCAAGCATATCTCTGAGAGAGCGTAAGAAATTGATTGCGGCTCTTGTTCCATTGATACCATTATTCAATACCTCATCCTCTAAATGTTCTAAATGAAGGTTCTTTCCTTCCTTAACTTCTATGAGATATTGTTTGAATCGTAACATTATTACAAACTTTTAATTTTTTATAGGAAGGTAATTACAATCTATAGAGGGGAGAGGTCATGCCTGAAAGGTACAAAGAATCTTCTCTCAGTGTAAGTTCCCTGACTTGCACCCTCACCAATTATTTATAAAACTAGGATACTTCGGGTGGTTCTTCGCCCATTGCTGCGGCCGCATATTCTTGAACATTAGACTTAACAAATTCTGGAGGCGGGTCATCTGTCCGAAATGTCGCTAAATTTCCAAAATGATCTTCAACAATGAAATGGACTTCATTGTTTTTTGTGTGCATTGGTATGGTCATACCAATACAATGTAAATGAACACCCATTTCTGGGTGTTTATAATACTCCCCTACTTTAATTTTAAGACTAAACTTTTCTTTACGAAACTGATCTAGATTAACAACTTTCTTATCTTCTTCTCCACTCATTCTGTTCATTTTCTATCTGTCGAATGAGTTTCATTTCATCTTTCACACGTTGTCGTTGTGCTTCTTCACGTTTCAACTTTCGTTTCAAACATGGTTTCACGAAATGAGATTTATCCCTAACCGCTTTCATGATACCTTCGTTCATAACTGCAGCCTTGAAACGACTCAATGCCCGATTGATATTTTCTTTTGGTTTTACTTTAATTGTAATCATGATAATCACCTTTCTTATTATAATTATGTGATAAAATATTCTTTCATTCTTATATTCATATTATACCAATTTATGCATATTTTGTCAAGTCAAAATCTAGACACAAACCTTGCAATATGTTGAGCAAAAGGAAGAAGTGCAGTTGCCATGAAAAGATTCACGCCTGTATGAATCATTGCGATATGTTTTGTGATTCCTGTCGGCATTCCATCTGAAACAAGAATTCCTGCAAGCCATATCGTTCCTGTGGTTCCAATGTTTGCACCAAGGACTGCACCAATCGCAGCTGGTAAAGGCAATGCACCACCTGCAACCAGACCAATGATTGCAGTAGTAGAAAGTGATGAAGATTGCCACAAGAGGGTCATAATGATTCCTCCGAAAAACATATAGATTGGATTTCCGAGAAACCATTGAAGATGGTCAATATTTCCCATCGCCTTCATGCCACCCGAAAATAGCTTCAAACCAAAATAAAATATGATGAGGCCCAAAATTGTTTGAAATAACGGATTTGACATTTCCATCTTTTGAACCTTCTTAATAAGTTTTGCTTTCTTTGATACCTTCATGCAAGTATATATTTTTTTCTAAAATTACATTGTTAGACAAATGTTAAAATAAGGAATGATTATTTATTATATTCTGGTTTGGTAGGATCATCAACCCAATGTTTGGGCATTTGAAATAGAACATTAACCCAATCTGATGGTCTGTTTCGACTGAATACTACCCATCCGACAACCTTCTTATCCTTAAAATGTTCTTCCTTGAATTCTTCCATCGATCCACCAGTTGTCAATACATCATCAACAATCAAATAAGGATCTTCTGGATTTTGAGTTGAGTATTCATTCAAATATGAACTCAATGTCAATCCGCCTCTAGGTATTCCTATTGCAGCTTGAAATGGTCTTGTTTCATACTCCAAAATCATTCTTGCAATACACTTCCACTCTGCATCATCTAATGCATCCATCTCTATCTTCCAATGAAGTTGTTCACCAGAATGTCCTGTAAAATCTTCTTCTATGAAAAGATGAGTATGTCTCCCGACTCGTTCTAACATATTTTTCTCCATTGTAAAAAAGAGCGCTAGTGTATCTCTCTGTGACCCCCACAAACATCAAATTTTGTAAGTTTAAAATAATGGCCAATCCTTTGCAGAAATTTACTAAGCAGTTGACGAATACTGCCGGTCTAGGTGTAGAAAAGTTGTCATCTTTTCGCACTAGCACGCAACACTCTTTATTTCTCTTCGACTAATCTCAGACAACCATCTTCATCTCTTTCCATTTTCATTGCACGATATAATTTGCCTGGATAAAAAGAATCGAGATGACAATCCTTATGAGTCAAACATTTTATATGTGGCCAACTGACCATCTTATGTGTTTGAACTTTTTTTTTAGTTCTTCATCTACAAGTTTACGATAGGCTGCCCAACCTTCAGAAATTGGGTTAGGTTGTTTTATCTTACTCATTTAGGTTATCATACTCCTTCCGAGCTAAGTTGATGATCAAACGAATATGCTGTTTGACCAAATTCTGAAATGTCAATTCCTTGAGTTTCATCTTCCAACGAAACCCTTATTCCCATAATAAGTTTAATGACATACCAAGTGACAAAACTTGAAAGAAATACAAATGAACCAATCATTCCTACTCCCCCTAGTTGAGCCATAAAGGAAACTTCCGAATTGAAAATTCCTACCGCTAAAGTTCCCCAAATTCCCGCTACAAGATGTACAGATAATGCACCAACTGGATCATCAATCCTTGCTCTATCAAACATAGGTATTGCAATAACCGCAAGTCCTGCTCCAACTGCACCAATAACTATTGCCAATCCCATTGTTGGATAATCGGGCCCAGCAGTTATAGAAACCAATCCTGCAAGAGCACCATTGAGAACCATCGTGAGATCTATTTTTTTGTAAAGAATTTGAGTTAGAATTGCAGCAGTAATTACTCCCGCTGCAGCTGCAATGTTTGTATTGACAAACACGGCACTTATTGCATCAACATCTTCCCTAGTTGCCATTGCAAGTTGAGAACCACCATTAAAACCAAACCAACCTAACCAGAGAACGAATGTTCCCAAAGTTGCAAGAGGAAGATTTGATGGTGGTATTAGATTTGCTTTTCCGTCTTCCCTGTACTTACCATGTCTTGCACCAAGAAGTAAAACCCCTGCAAGTGCAGCCCATCCACCAACTGAATGTACTATGGTTGAACCAGCAAAATCCGAAAACCCCATTTCTGACAAGAAACCTCCACCCCAAGTCCATGCACCTTGTAGTGGATATATGAATGCAGAAAGTACTGCAACAAATGCCATGAAAGGCCAGAACTTCATCCTTTCTGCAATTGTTCCTGAAATGATAGACGCTGCGGTTGCAACAAAGACTACTTGGAAAAAGAAATCTGATAAACCAGAATGGTCACCATTAGATATGGCACCATACATCACTTGATATCCAATTGCGAAAAATGCGAGACAACTCAAAGAGTATAAACAAATATTTTTTGTAAGAATTGCTGTCGTATTCTTAGTTCGTACCAAACCCGATTCTAACATTGCAAATCCTGCCGCCATATAAAATACAAAGGCTCCAGAAAATAATAATAGAAACGTGTTCAGAATATACTGAACATCAGACATGATTCGTATCCTTCCGATAACTTATTGTGTCAAAGAAGAACTTCCATTCTTCATTTAATATATAGGTATTTTCAAACAGGAGCATTCCACCAAAGCTCATGTGGAAAATGTATCCACACATCTTCTGAATCTTTAGCCAACTCTTGTGCATAATAATGGGGTTCAAATTTTTCTGGTGCTTCGTTGTTCCACCAAAGAGAACAATATCTCACTTCAGTTGGGAGTTCCATCGGTTGATTCATTCTAGGCCCTTTTATGAAACTTGCTATTTTGGAAAATGTTTCACCCGAATCACAAATATCATCTACGATTAGAACTCGTTCATCTGTCTTTTTAGGCAAATAATCATCCCATGCCGGAAAATCTCTCATTGATGCTCTAACAGGTTTAAATGGAAGTTTAAACCAATGACTCATCATAACTCCAGGCACAAGTCCACCTCTTGAAATTCCAACAATGACTTGTGGCTCAAATTTATCTAAAACGATTTCCCGACACAATACATTCACATCACGCCGCATCTCTTCCCATGAATACCAATACTTATTGCTCATAATTTATATATCTCTCCTATCTTTTATACATTTTTTCAACTGGTACTTCAAAAACCTTTAATGGAATATCTAATTTCATAAATCTTCTATTACGAATAATTGAAAGTGTTACTATATCTCCCACATTATATTCTTCTAATATATTTGACATTTCTACATGAGTATTGAAAAGTTTATCATCTATCGCAAATAATGTATCAAATTCTTTGATATTTTCTGGCATATTATCTGATTTTTGAATCAACATTCCAAACGTACTTGGTATCTGGCCGGGTTTTGCAGATGGATTTTCTTTATATAATTTTATTCTTTCTATGTCACTTGTACCCAAACCAACGATCATAATTCCAATTGCTGGTCTGTCAACCTTTCCTTTTTCCAACATGGTTTTAAAAGATTTCTGTACAGTATCCCTTCGGATTGCAAGTCCTATTCCAGCACTCTCCTTTACTTTGGAAATAATCAACGTATTAATTCCAACAATCTCTCCTTTCATATTCAAAAGAGGCCCACCAGAATTTCCAACATTGATTGCTGCATCAGTTTGAATTGAATGTATATATGGATGCCTTGCATATCTATCTTCATGAGAAATCACACCCCTTGAAACAGACCACACCATTCCCATAGGATGGCCGAGGGCAAATACATCTTGTCCAGATTTAATTTCTTCGTTTGAAAATTTTAATTCTGGAACTGGTTCGTCCTTATCAACTGCTTTGAGAAGAGCCAAATCTCCAAGTGGATCTGTTCCTATAACTTCTACATCATAATCATTCCAATCCTCTTTGTTCCAATAGTAAATTTTAATATATTTTTGTTCATGTATACAATGATAATTTGTTATTATATATTGCAAATCAACAACTGCGCCAGAACACATTGAATTCTGAGTTGAATTGATAGTAGGATCTTCGTTTTGTCTTGCAGATACCAATACAATAGATTCCTTTACACGATCTATGACCGATGGAAAATCATTATTTTCTGTATTGTTTGATATGTTAGCACTATTTGTCGCACAACTAAAAATGAATATAATAAAACATATCAAGCATAAAATTTGCTTGATCATTTTAATTCCTTATTCTTATCCTTGAAAAATTGTTTCTGAATCGCCTATAGATTCTTCTTTGTTTTGGTCTGGTGATGACTCTTTAGAATCTTCTTTAGGTTCTTCTTTTGGTATTGTTGTATTATCAATAATTGTTTCATTATCTGATTTTGTTGTAAAAAAACTTGGTAAAGTTTTATATTCTTTAATGCATTCTGAGGCCTTTGTCAGAAAAAGATTTCCTATAAACTCTTGATCAAAAATATTTTTTCTATATTTTTTTACTGGTTGTTCATTTCTAACTTTATCCACCACACAAAAACAATGTTCTACCATTTGTCTTTGTGCCATGGGCCCGGGCATTTGACCTAGAAGTACTGGATTACTTATTAGTATCCATTTTATTGTTCCTTGATAACAAGCGCCTATTGTATCATAGATAAGTTGAGAAGACCATTTGTTGTCTTCTATTATCTTAGGATATGCAAATCGGAAATCCGGCTCAGATATTGTCTTATTATCTTCCCCTCTTACTTGACTAACCATAACCATAGCACCAAAGAAAAATAAAATTAAAAATACTATTTTAATAAAATCAACTCCCTTGAAATAATCTTCTCTATTTTGCATAATGCCCCCACTTTCTTATTTTGCATTCTCCAATAGTTTTGCTTCGAATTCTCTTAACCTTCTATAGACACTCATCAATTCAATGATGGTCGGCCATGACTTTAAAAGATATTGCATTGAGCCTTCCACTCTACCAAATGCTCTTATTATTTGTTGCATTACACCCAGAGTCATTACTCCTGCAACTATTGCTGGTGCTAAGAAAACATATGCTGATAGAACATTTGCTTGTAAGTAAGCCATTCTTCCGATATTAAAATACAGATATCGCAAATAACTTAAATAGTGAATCTTTCGAACATCATCAAAAAATTCTTCAATCTTCTTTGGTCTGACAGTACCATCATCTTCTGCAATCACAAGTATTTTACGATATGCGGCTTCTTTTTTCTGTATGTCGTATTCAATGCCAACCAAACGCAGAATCCACCCCAGAAGAATCAAAAATGCAGTACCACCTATGGTCCAAAGTAGCGCACCTGTAATCAATCCATATTGCCAATCACCAAAAAAGAATATCGGAATACCCATTGACAATCCGAATAGTATAGGAATGAATTGTACCAAAACCATAACTGATTCTATGAAAGATGTTCCCAAACCTTCCATGATACGAGTAAATTTTATCGTATCTTCTTGAACTCTTTGAGATGCACCTTCTATTGTTCTAGCTTGTTCATACACACTATGATACCATTCAACCATTGCTGTGCGCCATCTAAACAAATAATGAGCAGTAAAATAACTTATTATAACATAGAGTCCGACATATATTCCTGCAAGTGTAATGAAAGAAAATAAACTTGCAAAATATTCTTCTATTGTAACTGCATTCGGAGTGGCAAGTGCCTTTTGAATCATGTCATAAAAGACGCCGAACCATTCATTTATTTTGACATCAATTTCAACTTGAACCCAAAGTGACCCCAAAATAATTATTGAGCCTAACCACGACCATAAAAACCATTTTTTGTTTGTAAAAAAACTAAACATAATATTCCTTTATTCTTTATGAAACATATTTGTTTCATATTTCCATTCATAAAAACTAATATCTCCCCCAAGAGTATGTCCACCAGAAGATTCTTTTTCTTCATCCTCACTTGGTGCCCCATTTTTATTTTTCTGTTTTCCTAACATCATAAATTTACCCTCTTCAGATTTTACTTCTACCTTCTCCAAAGAAGAATGTCTTTTTTTTGTATATGGAATCTGAAAATTTTTTGGAATATTGTTTTCGCCCACAATCCAAAGATATATCCAAAATGGTTCATCGATATAATGTTTTAAATATATTCCTTCTTCTGGTAATTCTCTTTTTGGATTTCCTAATATTGAAGTATATGTAACATAAGTTGAAGTAGTCAATACAAGCAGAACAGGGATAAACCAAATTAAAAATTTAGGATTATTTCTTCCTTCTATTAAAAGCCACAAACAAAGAACAGTTAATGAAAGTAATCCAAATATTAAAAATTCAATCATTACCAACTCCTTGTTTCATTAGAATTACTTGCAGCACTATTAGGAAGTACAAATTTCTTATTTAAATATTTAAAAGAACCAACCATTTTCCCTTCAGTATCTATAGTAAATCTAACAAAAGTTTCTTCTTGTCCCTTTCGATAATATTTCTTTTCCCATATTCCCAAAATACTATAAGGATTGACCTTATGAAGTTCCACCTTTACATTGAGTGCCTTGTCTTTAGTTCTATTCAAATTATATGGAGAGTAATAATGTGCGTTTATTATCCATTCGCCTGGAATGATTCCACGAATTGTTACTACTTCTCGATTTATTGGAATAATTTTTAAAGTTCCATCTGACATTATAACAGAATCATTTCGAGATCCCAAATCATCTTTATCTAAATGACTAAAATTGACTCTTGGATGCCGAAAACTTACTATTCCTCCAAGTGGGTCACTAACATACAGATCTAAATCGTCTGGAACTCCTTTATCCCATTCCAATACAACAATATATTCTGCCCTTCGTTCAAAATCTTTTTTCTTGGACTCTGGTTTAATAAGGATAAAGGCCACAATGAAAAGGAAAGCAAACCCAACAAGAATGTTGAAAAGAAGATCAATGAAACCAATTGAAGATTTATATTTTTCATTCATTCAATGCTACTTCGAGATTAACCAGTTGAACTTTAATGATGAGAGAACATACTAATCCAATCAAAGTAGTATATAATGCTGTACTCATCCCTATAGCCATATCAGACAAGGCTTGTTGTAATGTTGCTGCATTTGAAACATCTATATTTGAAAATGCAGTTCCTAACATTATAAGAAACCCTGTAACAGTTCCCACCATTCCAAGTGCAAGACATGATTCTGCAACGAACCATCCTACATCGGCTCTCTGATTATAATCCTCTAACCTATCTACGAGATAAGTTTTATTACCAACCCAAATAGAAGTACATGCAAATATTAAAAGAATCAAAAAACTTATTTTTGTCATATCTGATTCATACAAATTTATATGTAAATCAAAATATACACATATTCCAATACCCAACATTGTAAGACACGCTATAAGCCACCACTTTAAAACATGTATCACTTGAAAACCTCGTTTAATTGTCTATTTACCTTCACGAAAGTTGTACATTTCGGAAGAGATTTTAACGTTTGAGCCCCTGCATATGTACAGGCACTTCTTAACCCCCCAAGAATTTCTTCAATGGTTTTATCAACTGAACCACGATAAGGAACTTGAACTACCTTTCCTTCACTTGCTCTATAATGTTGTTTCTCACCATAATATTTCAATTGTGCTTCTTCAGAGGACATACCGTAAAATATCATATTTCCATCTTCTATCTCACCATAACATTCATCATGTCCGGCAAACATTCCACCTAACATTACAAAATCAGCTCCTGCACCAAATGCTTTCACAATATCGCCAGGGGAAATACAACCACCATCACTCATTACATGACCACCCAATCCATGAGCCGCATCTGCACATTCTATTATACAAGAAAGTTGTGGATAACCTACTCCTGTCATTTTGCGTGTTATGCAAACCGAACCAGGGCCTATCCCTATCTTAACAACATCGGCTCCTGCCAATAAAATCTGTTCAGTGACTTCAGGAGTGCAAACATTCCCAGCGACGATTATTGAATTAGAATGTTTCTCCCTAACTTTATTTATGTAGTTAATAAATCTTTCAGTATATCCATTCGCTACATCAACACACAACCATTGTGGCGTATCAAATTCTAATTCATCATCAAGACCAATCGTTTTCATTAAAAAATTTAAATTATCATTTTCTGGAAATTTCTCAAACTTACATAATGCAGTGAGCATATTTCGTTCTGATAAAACCTTGGCCATTGCAATTGTTCCAGTATGATCCATATTGGATGCAGCTATAGGAACACCTTTCCAATGATGTTTGGAATACTTAAAGGTAAATTTTCTATCTAATTCTGCATTCTTACGAGAAACAAGAGTTGACCGTTTTGGACGAATCAGAACATCAGTGAAATCAAGTTTTATATCTTCTTCAATTCTCATGTTTACTTTTCTCCAGACAAAAAAAATGGGGAGGAGCTCTACGAGAACCCCTCCCCACACAATTCATTTTATTGTACACTATCTATGGATTATTTCTTTTGGTAAATTCCCCATAGTACCCATACTGCAACTAATCCGACTAAACCTTCTGAGCCAAATTGTTTCACAAGACCGACCACCGAACCAACAATGTCTAATCCAAGAAAAGGAATTGCTGCTCCGAAAATAATTTGAAGGACTACACCCAATGCAATAACTGCGAGTCCTAATTCTGTGAGTTGGCGAATCCAACCCAAAGCTTTATCTAACATATGAAAACCTCCATAGTAGTTAAAAGAATGTAATTATATTTATGTATTCCTAAGTTCTATCCATGATATCGGAAACAATCCTTCACACTCCTTATCGATTAAATTTGCAACAATACGTGTTTCATATTGTGCATCTTGAGTACACCTTAGATTGCAAACTCTAGCAAATGCGTATAAACTTCCTGACCAATACCATTCAGTCATCATGCTTTGTGGTAAAATCATTCGTGCTTGTTCTGGAGCAACACCAGCATCAAGCATTTCTTTATATCCTTGTAGTGCATGATATTCTACATTGTGTTGAACAGTTCCCACACGTTCACCACGATTTACCCACTCAATAGTATCATCTGGGTCTGAACCTTGTTTCTTGTTCTCCGCACGTTTTCTCCACACATCAACGATATAAAACTCTGGTTCGTAATCTACATATCTCCGACTGATTTCATTCCAGACAAGCCCCACAGTATGCTTAACCAATTGTCTAGCAACAAATATTGGCGCTTTAATTCTAAACTGTAAAGATGCATGACCGAATGGCGACCAATGATTATGTTTTGCAAGATACTTGATTAACTTCTCATCTCCTGCCGACATTTCAGTTTTTCGTTTACCAAATGAAACACGGGCCGCATTGACTATTGTTAAATCTGAGCCCATCTTGTCAATTAGTTCTACTTCTATTTTAGACATCAAAACACCTCTACTTCATCATTACCGGCCCAGGCCTCTGAACGAAACCAACTCTCTGCTTCGTTTAAACTACGAAAAACTTGATTGTCCCATTGTCTGCTTGCTTGCCAATTTATAAGAATAAAATTCTTTCCGAATACTCTAACTTCACCATCCATTCTTGCAGAGATTCCAAAAGTAAAACCTTCATAAGATTTTCCCTTCTTGGATTTTCCTTGAGTATCAATTCCTGCTGTTGGTGAAGACATTTTTCCAAACTCATGTGCTACACCTCTAAGAGTATCAAGAATTGTTTGTTTTATATCTTGTTCTGCCATATTATCTTTTCTCGTATTGCCACATTACTGCATTACAATAAGCATGTACTGCACCTTCTGTCATATTCGTTTCATGATTGTGTTGTAGATGAATCGGCCATTTTAAAAATCCAGATGGAAATATACTGAAATTTATTTCTTTCTCTGTTATAGTAGATGGCGGATCATCATGTAAATCATGGTTACAATATAAACACAACCAATCCTGCAATTTACAATATTTTTCACGAACCTTTTTTCTAATCTTAGGAGACAATTTTGTATAATCTACAGGTAATTTTATTTTTTCCTTTGTCATAATAATTTTCTGTAAATAAAGCAAGAGGAAGATGGGGATCAACCACCTTCCTCTCATAATCAACTTACCTTCAAGGATCTTCTATCGGGAACTACCCACGCATCAGAGTTGTTAACTCACTATAGCGTCTTGAATCCGCATCCCTCCACACCTCAGTTGACTTAGCTTATTTCATTTTCTTCTGCAAGTTGTTCTTGCCATGTTTTCACTGGTTTATTCTTATTATATATTTCACGAAATCTCGATTCAATTGTACTATTACTATTTTTTTCTTCTCCCTGTTCTTGTTGTTTCAGAGATTCTTTTGATTCCTGTTTCTCAATATCAACATCATCTTCTTTTTTTTCTTTTTTCTTAGAACCCATATTTTTGAGAATAGTCACACGATTGATATAAGTCAATGGTCTACCATCAAATGTACTTATACGATGATCTGCAATCGTTCCTTTGAGAAGAACGCATTCATCTTCTTTGAATTCTTCTCCTTTGTAATTATAGAACATCGCTTTTCGTCCAATACGGTCTTCCATGATGTTCATTATATAATCTGGTTTCCTCACTCTCCTGACCAATTTTAAAAACAATTCGGGTTTTGATTTTATTGGACCAAGATAATCTTCCATAATTATTTCCTTTTATCGTATTCGGGATATTGGTAGTAAAAAGAATTCTTTCTCAACTTCTGTGATTTTTTAGTGAATCTACATCCACACTCACAATGACCTTCCAATTCAAATCCTCTTCTATGTACCAGATATTCTTTTCTAGATTTGATATCTTGACGATGTACTTTCCCATCTTTCCTAATTCTCATCGGTTCTTTCCAGAAGGAATCAAGATAATCATACCCCCAATCAACTCTCAAACCTTCTTCACCATATCTCTTTGGAAAATGAGAATCGGGAACTTTTGACAGTTGTTTGACGAACATTTCACCATGTTCCTCAAAAGCCTCTACCATGATATCTGAATAACTTTCCACCTCAACATCATCGTAGTAATACAAGTCAGGATCAGTTGCATATCTCATCCGATCAACATATTCAATTTTTTCCATCATATCCTCTATTTTTCTTGAATTATGATTAATTATCGACATGGATGTGAGTCAGGAAACCCAGTAAATAATCCAGCCCTTCTCAATTCACCACCATCTGGATCCCACAAAGCATAAATTTCTTGTTCTTCCTCAATCTCTCTCTTTCTTTCTTTTAGAATTTCTTTATATTCTTTTAAAGTCCACCCCTGTTCTAATCTCTCACATTCACATTTATCCGGCCACGACCTATTTAAAATTGAACACCACTTGCGACCATTTTTCGGAATAGGTCTTTGAGATACTGGAAGTTCAAATTCTTCAAGAAACATTTCCCAATGCATCTTCGTTACCCATTTGCGCTCCGTATAATCTTTTTTTTCCATAATCAATTCTCCTATTTAACGTAGTCCACTCCAATTCCAATCTTCACTATTGAACATATCCATTTGTCTCTGATCTCTCATTCGTTCAAGAGCCGCATCGACTTTCGCTTCATCTATAACGTGCTGAGGAACTTTTTTCTTATCCTCTTGTACCACATCTTCTTTTAATGGTTCGTTTGCAACTTTCTCTGCAATCTTATCTACATTAATCATTTATAATCTCCCAATTAAAGTTTTTATCATTACTATTATCTATCCACCGCCAATCTTTATCGGGGGTTTCAGTACAGAAACTAGTTGTTCTCATATGAACGACAACAACAGAATCACCATGTTCACGCACACGATTCTTTCCGTGCCGTGTCTTTGGTATCAATCTTATTTTATCTCCTAGTTTCATAATCAAATAATCAATCCATAATTGTAAAATCTTGAAAACTAGCTTCTTTTGGAGCAATTGTCATTAAATTACTAGTTCTTCCAGGCAATGGGCGAAAAAAGGCCAATTCTACACTATTCCCAAAAGTCAAACGAACATCTTTAATCTTCCGTCTAACATTAAACTTACTTCGTGGATTCCAAACAAAAGTTCGACCCTTAGAAGACATAAGAGAATTCATTACATTCTTAATAAGTTTTGTCTTCACATCATTGTGCATATTATACCTCAAAATTCATTGCGTGGTCTTCAAGTTCTACACGAGCTTCATCTATAGCTTTAAGTTCCTCTCCAATCTCTGCAAGTTTAGCTTCAATTTTTGCATTACTAACAGAATCAAGTTCTCCACGAACTTCAGAAAGACACACCATTTCATTCATTAAATTATCAAAACGACTCATATTCGCTCCTTATTTGACAACTACAATTTCACCATTAAACACATTGACTTCAAAGTGATTCATAACCAGATCTTCATCTGTCCAACGATCACTCTTATCAGCGATCCTGAAAGCAAGTTCCCTTGCCCACTCTAGACCCTCATCAAGAGTCTCAAAACTCTCACGATGATTGAAGGAACCAAGTCCCTTCTCTTTTGTCTTAACTTCTGATATCCACATATTCAATCTCTGAAAAGGTTATTCTCTCACTCACTTGATTACAGTATACCAAATATATCCTCAGATGTCAACTTTTTTCACGCAGCGATATTGTATCCCCTCTTGACTTCAACCTTTTCGGCCACTCCACAATGTGGACAATGATGTTCAATTCCATCTGGCATTTTCATTTCTGCATTAGAAAGGATTATTGGGGTTACTGCATAACTCCACCAATTCGAACAGACTCCGCAATTGAAATGATACAAGACCTCAACTGTATATTCATGTTTCATAAAGCTCCATTAAAAATATTTTGATCTAACCATACCCATTGTTCTTCCGAAAGATCCATCCATCTCAGAAATTCACATATCTTCCGAAACAGATAGATCTGGAATTCATTCCAAGTATTAATCAAAGCGTGCATGCACATAACAACTCAGTCCTGCATCACCCAAAACTCTTGCGAATGCCTCGCAATATGCTTCTTTTCTTGTAAGTGACTGATTAAACTCTCGACAAGTGTAATAGAAACCACCATAGTAGTGTTTCCAACCAAGTCCCATCTTTTTAAGAAAAGAAACAAACTTCCCTCGAGCCGGTTTAATAACCACACCAGCGAAACCACACACACCATCTGAAACATGATATGTTGATTTGTCCCAATCAATCTCATTACCGAACAATTCGGTAGGAGTACCGACTACCATCGGAGTAACACCAACCTCACGACCAGCTTTCAAACCCGCTTCGTGGGCACTTTCAAACAAACGTGTTTCTACACTCATAACAAATCTCCATTAGAGAAGTTTCAAAAAATAAATGTAGGAAGAATTATCCCACATACCATAAAGAGTATTTCACCTACAATCAAATAAAAGATAAAACCATGAACAATCCAATCTATAGTTCGACCTACCATGTTACCTTACCACGACAAGCCTTCTTGGAAAGACGTTTTTTGTCATTCCCTTTACGTTTGGTGCTGAAACGAGACATCCTCAATAACGCATCAAACTTTTTCAATTCAGATAGTGATTTCATAATTACCTCTTTTTTTACCTTTCACTTATAGTATATCAAAAACGAGATAGAATATCAAGTTTTTTTCAAAAGTCCTACCAGACTATCTCTTCACCTTCCAGAATCATCTCTTCGGCCATTTTCCTAGCCCGAATCAAATCTTCTACAGACCAATATTCATACTTCTTAAGCGCTTCCAAAACATCTCTATCGTATGCAGCCATTTTAGTATCAAATTCAACATCTGTCATTTTAATCATATCATTTCCTTTATATTACAAGTTCACCACGATCCATTGCATCAATTGCACGAGCACGAAGTTTCGCTTTCTCAAGAACCGACATGTTCTTTTCAAGTGCAACCTCATCTACACGAGCATTTAACCTTGCCTTCTTTGAGACCAGATGAGCTTTGGCGATACCTTCTACGATTTCTAATTCTTTCATAATGTAAACCCTTCTTTAATGATGTTAATTTTTTCATGGAGAGTCAACGCCTCTCCCTTTTCAAGACACTCAAAAGAAGACCCCTCTTCTAGAAGTCGAATCTTGTTTACCAGTTCCCACTTTGTTCTACGAGCACCATCAAGGTCACTTTCCAGAACAGCAATTCGGGAACACACATCTACCAAATCTTCGTTGGCCATCTCTAACATGATATCACGTTTGCCACGATTATAATCATTCATTTCTTTTTCCGTCATACAGACTCCATTGTAAAATGAGGATAAACCTCAAATTCACTATCAAAGAAGTTAGCCATTCGTGAACAACGAACCTCAACCCACTCACCAGTATGGTCTTTGAAGGTCTTGACTCCGTAACGAGTCAAAAATTCCAAACCGGCCTCGACACTCTCAAGTCCAATCTCATACTCTGTAAACTCTTTTTTTACCATTCCCATAACAAATCTCCGAAAGGGGTTATCTCAATCACTCACTTATACTATATCAAATTTTTCTATGAATGTCAAATTTTTTTCAAGTTTTTTATGTGGTCACAATAACAATCCATATTCAGACCAATAATGTTTTTTCTCTCTAGAGTATACTCTGTGTTTTTTGATTTTCCATTTCTCAATTACAGGATTTCCTTCTTCATCTTCATCCAGAAGAATATAGGCTACAGTTTTCAGAACCTTTGCCATACGAAATCCCCTGTCCATTTTCCAAGGAGTAGTCACCCAGACTCGATGAACATATTCTGATTTCAAACCATAATCAGCATACGCAACCCAATCCTCTTCCTTGGCTTCCGAATACTCAAAAAATTTACCAGTTTCTTTGGATTCAAATGAACCAATAATTGAACTGTCTCCTACATTGAAATAGGTACTAGAATCAGCAAACGCCATATCAAATCTCCAAAAGGGTTATTGTCTCACTCACTTGACTATAGTATACCAAAGATAATGTCCAATGTCAACTTTTTTACAATTCCATTCCAAGTTCAAGTCCCATCGTAGAAAGTACAAATTTTATTTCCGTTATTGTTCTTCTACCCCGAACTCCCTTCGTATAAAGTTCTTTCTCAGAATTACTTACCAAGTCCCTTACAGTTACAATATTTAACTTGTGTAATGTATTAATGGAACGAACTGAGAAATCGATATCTATAATATCAAGTGAAAGTTTCTTATTCACATCTACAGATTTATTTTCTCTATATTCTTCTAATTCCTTCTTCATCTCCAAATTTTCATCACGTAACTCTCTGACTTCAACTATCAGAAGAGCAAGTTCCTCAATCAATCTTTCTCTACTTACCATAATGAATCTCCAAAAGGGTTATCTCTCTCACTCACAGGTACATTATATCACACTTTACCATCGAATGTCAAGTTTTTTTCTGGATAAAAACACTCAACTTCATCTCCATCAATAAAATTTTCTGGAAAATCATCTGCCTCATCCATCCAACCAAATAAAATATCTTCTTCATCATCTTCATTATGAGCAACGAATGGCTCAAGAAAAATCTTATCAAATCTGAAATCATTCATTACGCAACCTTTCTCAAGAATATCTTTACTTTTTTACGAACACCTTTATTGGCCATTCGCTTCAGAATCTTATTGTTTGTTCTACCCCAACATGCAGCGAACTTTCTACCTAATTTGTTTTCGTTTTTCATTCTAGTCCTAATTCAGATTCGATGTTTTTCCAGACTTTCAGGAATCCATACAGGAGTCCTTTCTCTCTTCCGTAAGCTTCAATCTCATAAGGAAGTTCAAAATACTCCATGAGATTTTCTGGATTATGATTGACTCCCTTGTACAGAAGTCCTGCATCTCTCCACTTCAACTCATCCATCACATACTGTTTCACATGAACCAGTTCATGGGCAAGAGTTTTGAGAATTTCAACAAACCACTCCATATCCGTTCTCTCTTCACCTGTCATCTCATTTGTCTTCATTCGATGATGGTCAAGTATCACACGAAATGCCCTAGGGCGATACCGATTCGTTTCCTCATCCAACATCGCTTCACCTTCATTGGAATGGTGTTTCAGATGAATATGAACTTCAATATTATCTCTCAATTTCTTTGAAGGTATCAACCTTAAAAGTGCAAACTCTGTCATGCCGTACATTGCAAGTTTGAATTTTGTGTCAAAACCTTTGGAATGTAATCTGATGTATGCCATATCCTTTTTTTGTCAAAGGGTTATCTCTCAACCAATCAGATTATAGTATAACAAAAACATGACAGGATGTCAAGTTTTTTTATCCGTCATTTATCCGTCATATCGAAAGTGACGGAAAAGTGACGGATATAAGGTGTAATTATATTTATCCGCCAAAACGAGGGCCGTTGCCTCCTTCTCGGATTATGTCAGTAAACCCAGCGAGAACTCCAATCACCAACGCATCGTATATTATGTCTCCGCCCATCATACCAAAGAAGAACAGATAGGGAATGCCAAATAGATAACGCAATTTCATCATATAAGTCGGCTCCATTTTTTGAGTTTCGTTCTTTTCTCTGCTACACCTTGTCTGATATCAGCCCAATCCACAAGGCCTTCTGTTTGCAACAATTCAATCATGCACTGAACATCTGCGACTTCTTTA